CACCGTGGTGATCTCGTAATTCATGTAGTCCTTGACCCGCTTAGCCTGAGCCTCGCGCGAGCGGTTGGATTTGCCAATCACGGACGTGCGCACGGGCCCGCCAGGGGGCATGAGTTCTTTCATCGCCTGGGCTGAGAACTGGGTAATCGCCTCTGTCAGCAAAGGCACCGACACACCAGCCGCGCCACGGAAAGGCTTGGTACGCATCTCGTACTGAAAGCCCAAGCTCTTAAACCCTTCGGCGTAGGTGCGCTCCCACTCGTCGCGTGAAGCAACGTCCGAGTCAAAGTACTCAAGGATCTCCTCACCGATCTTGGCCAGGTCAGAAGCATCCATGTACTGCGCCAAGTTCTCGTAATGCTTGGTTTCCTTAACCTCTTCCTCTTCTCCCATGGTGATCGTGGCACTGCCATCGGCTCCGATCTCAATACTTACACCTTCATCTTCGCCTTCCGGCTCTTCTTGCTCAATCTCAACGTCAACTTCAGGCGCGAGCATCTGCTCTTGGCCCACGGCCTCAAGAGCCTTTTCGATGTTATTTAATGAATTTTTCTTGGCCATCACACTGCCCGATCATATAAAGGTTTATCTACCATGCCGCCCTTGGCAAAGCCTTCTGGATCGGTCATGCCAAACTGTTGTGGCTTAAAGTTGGATGGGACATATTCCTGTTTTTCGGAAACGCTCAGTTTTCCACCCACTTCCTTTTGCCAACGATTCAAAAAGTCTGTGATTTCTTCGCCATAAAGTGGAACTGCTGGATCGTTGCGATGCCCTTTGATTTGGCGAATTACATTGAAGGGCACGTCTTTGTCCTCCAGGCCAATTGGTTTACTGACTTCTATACTTACGTAAGGCTGACCATCTGCGTCACGAAGCGTAAAGTAACGGGATTCTTGGTTCATAAGACGATTGCAATAGCCCAACGAATCACGTTTCAAACAATGCTCCATTATGCCGCCTTCAATGCGAAGACCAAACTTGCTCGTAATTTCACGCCACTCGGATCCTTTTCCAAGGCTTGGTGATTCTACTGGCATAAACGATTTCGTGCCAACACGGGCTTGATCAGGAGTCAAGGGAAGTCCATCATCTGCCATTCGAGCAATCCTTGTTGGATTAGTTATAGTCGAGGGATCTTTGCCAGACGCAGCGATGATAAGTTCCGGAGCGGACATTTTAGACCACTTGGCTGGATCGTTTTCCGACATGTATTCAAAGACATCCTCTACATCAAACGGCTTGCCATACGGCCCACTGTACTTATAAATGGGCTTGCCGCGTTGCATCTCTTCCATCATTGCAGGAGTTAAATTACGTCCAAATTCCGATGTTTCATAGTCTTGTAGTGGGTTAATTACTACGGGATATTTCGCTTCCAAAGGATTTTTTGCCTGCAACTCTATACTCTTCTCTGCTTCTACCTCTGCTTTACGAGTAAGTCTCCCTTCAATAGTCCTGAATGCCGCTTTTTGTTCGTCATCCGTTGGGACACCTTTTTGACGGATAAAGGCCGCCATTGTGGGCGCAACGTTTTCTTTTGACCCAAACTCTGTTGCTATGCCCATATCTACGTAGTTTTTTATTTGCCTAGCGGCCTCATTAAATGCGTCTGCATTTTTAAGTTGATCAATAATTTGATCCGATGTCATTTTCCCCGTTGAATAGATGGAACGGTCCACCCCTCTGGCCACAAGTTTAGCTGCCTCTTCGTTTCCTTCTTTGGACCGCTTTAACAACTCGTTGACGTGTTCAATAGTGAGCGTATTATTCTCACGCAAAGGTATTTCCGTTATTTTTTCAATTTCTTTTGAATAGTCACCAAAAATACTATTGGGCCTATAAAACGTCTTGGGCGTAAAACGACCTTCTAACGTTGCAGCAAAAAGTGGATCGTTGGGCGTTGAAAACTGACGCTCCATATACTTAGCTATCTTCGGTGCAAATGCTATCACTGCCTGTTCGCTTGGTCCTTTTTGTGTGCGAGCCAGTTCAAGCAAGTCTTGACTAACCTCGTCGCCATACATAAAACTTCCGCCAGGGCGAGTTGCAGCAGGTGCTGCCAACTTCATGATGCCCTGCGGGTCAACCATGGCCTGGTATATCTGCTCTGTCGTAATCTCGGGTTTGCCAGTGATTGCACGAACCGCACCCGTACCCAGCGTCTCCGCGCCCTTCTCAAGCGCCGCGATTCCACGAGGTATCTGCCTTGCCACCGCAGCAGGGTTCACGAATCCCATACCGATGCGGGTTGCAGTCTCCGCAGTTGAGCCCGTGGGCGCCTGGGCAATCCCAGCCTGCCGAGCTTTCTCAATCAGATACTCACTGCCACCCACAGGTTTCTCGACGTTGTACCCAAACGGCCTCATCGCCATCGTAGCAATGTCCACCGGAGCACCCGCTAAGTCATATGGCAGATACTGCGCTCCGCGCACGATATCCCGACCAATATCTTGAAACACCTGGCCCGCTGGCCGTTGGTCCGTGGGCAGTGTTCCAACAGTCATCTGCTCTGCCATCTGGCCAAAGTCTACTTCGCCACCGTCGGCATAACCATCTACCTCAACCGCTTGAGTTCCGACCTCGCCCACCGGACCGCCAGCAGCAAACGCTCTGGGCATCTTGGGCACAACACGCTGAGTCTTGGGCTGGGCAACCTCTTCTTGCTGCAACACAAACTGAAACGGATCGGCACTTTTTGCCTGCGCAAACTGCTGCAGGATCTTGCCCCCGGCAGGTTTTGCCGCACCACCGCCGTCCTCAATCATCTCCGACAACATCTCATTGACCCGGCCCATCGTCACACCCTCAGGGTCCGTGTCGGCCAGATAATTCAACGCCAACGCCGACGTGTAACTACTCGGCAAGTCAGCAGGATTAAACGCCGATGCGATCCGAGCGCCTACTTGTTTTGGTCCCCGGGCCGTGGTCCGTGGAGCTTGAGCCGTTTTGGTTGGGGCAGGAGCCCCACCACCCAACACAGACAACCACTTCTGTTGATACTTATCCGGAGTTAACCCTTGATTGGCCTTGAGTGCGTCCTCGGTCATCCGACCCTCAGGGTTGCCCGTATACCACACCAGCGGCACTTTGGTCACATCATTGCCCGTGCGATTCAAGATGTCCCGAACAGCAAACGCGGCCACCGCGTCCTGCACCTCAGGAGGAGCGTCCTTGGCCCTCGCATACTCCGTACCCAAACCAGCTTTCTTTGTCGAAGCCTGCCAAGTACTGTCAATAAACTGATACGCGCCCGAGGCCGACGAACCCTTTGCCTGTGCGCCATAGTTATTGCTAGACTCCACCTGACGGATGGTAGACAAAATCTGGTTGACGTCCGGGCTACTTTGTTGTGCCATAACTAGTAGTACTCATAGGTTTGAGGGCCCAAAGATTCTTCAATAAAGTCACTGGGCAACTGAATAAAGTTCCCCTGTCTAAACCGTATTACCGCCTGAACAGCCGAATCTGTCAAGTCGTCATTTGCCCCAAAAGGAAATTCCGCCATCTCCTCAACAAGGTCCTCGGCCCACGGTTCGTCAGGCGCCCACACGAACCCCGCTTCAAAAACAGGTGACACAGAGTTAGCTCTGCTGATTTTATCCGTACCGGACCTGCGCCCACCAGGTGAGTAGTTTACAACAGGAATGCCGGTTCGTCTCAATTCTTGCGTAAGTGGCATACCAGACGCTTTTGCTTCGATCAACACGCAGTCCGGGTCCCAGAACTTGTACAACTCCATCGCCTCACGCTTTAACTCTGGGAAATCCCACCGACCCTTCTTCGCATCGAGCAAAATTAGGTTGTCTTCCTCGCCTTCGACGGGTTCAAACACGCCCCAAGTCGTAATTGCAGAAAAGTCAGCCGTCTCCTTCTTGGAATACGCCGTGTCATAGCTCTGGATTACGTACTTAAGCTTCGGAACACTGTCGTGAGGCCAAACTTTCCACCACTCCCGCTTAAAAATCGCCCCTTCCTCAGCCGTAGGGTTCTGCATCCACTGCG